AGTGAAACGATGGCAAGGCACAACATCGGAAAAGATGAAGTTTTACCTGTTTGCCAAAAAGCACAAGATGCCTTGCATCAAGCGGCAGAACGCTACCAAAACACAATGAAAATGGGTTTATCAGGCGAAGGCATCAAAGCGGTGAGGGATTTAATCGAATATGCTGATTTACAACAATCAAGCATTAGTCGATCTGAATTTGAGAGATATATTAAGAAAACCAAAGATTATATTAAATCAAATAATGATTTAGTCGTGGAGATAATATGAACAGAGATGACATTATTAAATTGGCAAAAGAGGCTAAGTTTTACATTAACGACAATGAAGCATATAGCCCATCCAATCAAGAAGACTTCGAGTTAACCGAACACCTAGAACGTTTTGCCAAACTGATAGCAGAGCATGAACGCAATGAAATAATAGAAATTTTGGATGCGTCAACTGGATACGTTCACATGGATGCAATAAGGGAGAGAACATGAGTGATAACCCTCACAAGGCAATACAGTTCCTGATTGATACAGCCCCTCTCTATTCCAAGGCCAAAGCCACTAGGATGTACTTAGAAGAATTCAGGAAATCACGCAAGGCTCAGTTAATGAGCCAGGCAGGAACAGAGGTTCTAGGTAAGCAAGAAACCTACGCCTATGCTCATGCTGACTACATCGAAATACTCGAAGGAATTAGGGAAGCAGTCGAATTGGAGGAGCGTTATCGTTGGCTAATGACGGCAGCACAAACCCGAATCGAGGTATTTAGAACCGAGCAATATAGTGCTAGGCATGAAATAAAAAACACCCAATGAACAACAAATTAAGCGCAAAGCAAAGGCTTCACATTGGGAAAGTTAAACTATTGCCATGCTCAGTGTGCGATCAACATGGGCCAAGTGACGCACATCACATAGAGCAAAAACTACAATATTGCGTGATCGCTTTATGCCGTGATTGTCACAATAGCTGGCACGGCACTAAGGCTATATGGCGCATCAAAAAAATGGATGAACTAGCAGCCCTTGACATAACCATTCGCAGATTGACTCAGGAAATGCCACTAGAAAGCGATTCAAGCCCCTTTTAAGACGTTTTCTAGTGCTTGTGCATACCAACTATGCCAGACGTAAAAAAAGAGCTTATAGCCCTTATTTGATAGACAAGAAAAAACCCTCCGTAGAGGGCTTGAATTTATCGTTTTGTAAGTATTCGTAAGATTAGGGCTAATGTTGCATAGATCATTCCATTACCTTTAGATCTTCCTCAATTACAGCCATTGCAGTACAAATATCGCTCCAAATCTCGTCAAATTGCGGATCACCCTCAGGGATAAGATCAGACCGATAAGCCTCTAGAGCATCCCAAATTATGTCAATTTGTTGTTTTACATCGTGCATTTTTAGCCCCTTAATAAACACAAACGCCACGGGAATAATAAGAATCTACATTTTTACCCTCTGGAATATCGTCAGGGCGGATTAAATAAAGTGCTGCCCCTCTAGGGTCACCTTGGATATAGGGTTTAATTTCAACTTGTGACATGGGCCAACCTAAAAAAGCCCATTCACGGGTGTTTCTAAGCCATAAAATGTGACTGAGCCGCTTTTTAGCCCCTTTTTCTCTGTCTGCAATGGGTGAGAGTTTGCCTGAGTATTCACTACGCCAAAAAGGTTTGCCAGCTTCATCCCGTTCAACACACCCGCCATCGATACCGCATTCAAGCTCATGCCATCGTTGCAAGGTCATGCTAATTTTGCGAAGTTTCTCAGCCTCAAAAGCTGTAAAACCTAAGTTTATAAGAGTATTTTCTTGCGCTGTAATGCGCTGTTTTTCACGTTTTGTCATTGCCATGTTTACACCTATAAATTGAAAACCTTGGGAAATTCCAAGGCCATAAGCCCCTAAATTAAAGGCTTACAGTCTTAAAATTACATTGCGTGAGCAGATAACCAAGCTGGATTAGAAATTGGTTTCGATTCTTGAACATACCAAATTTGGCTTATGGGCTTAGATTGTCTGAAATCGCCTTGATGAATTTGCCATGCAACAAAGCCCCTTTTTTGGCATTCTTTTGCAGATATTTCACCCATGAGCTTTTTAGTGATTCGCCCGTCAAGAATAATCACCGCACGATCACCGCACCCCTCAATAATTCTATTGTGGTCAATGGCGGAGCGAATAAAGAATTGAGCATAATATTTCATGATGTAACACCTATTCAAAAAGTTAATGAAACCCTAGTTAAACACCTAGGCCATTGACCCCTAATCTAAGGGCCAACAGTCTAAACATTAGGACAAAAGGGCTTTACAAAGTAGATCAGCCTCATGTAAATCAATGGCTGACCGAAAAGCCTCTAAGTATTCGGCAAATTGAGGGTGATCTGGCTTCATGTTGACTCCGCCAGCTTTGCGAGTTGATTCGACAATGATTCCAGCACTGTTAGCGAGATATGCTGAATAATTGCCTGATGTGTGTAGAGTGAGCATTTTTGACACCTATTAAAAAGAAAAAGAGAGATTATTTGGTCAGGACATCAAAGTACGCCAATAGACCTATACAAAGGATAAGACCCGCCAAGATTGCTGTCAGGATGTCTTTTTGGTTATCGTTCATGCTAGTTCCTTTTTTGTGAGTGAGCTGATTTTGTCCAAGATAGCATCCCATGAGTTTGTTTCTAATTCGCAAGCAAAATCGAAAGGGTCACAATCATTGTCTTTGTCTTTAACGACAAGGGCAAACTGTAGACCCCCGCATTCGCGTCTGTTTTCGTCAGCATAGTTCACCCAAAGAATCATTTCTTGCTTGTCGTTTAGATCGCATGAAAAAGAGGGACAGACATCGTTATGCCATGAGACATCGACAAAGCCATCGGGCAATTGTGGAATGTCATAGTCAAAATTGGGGAATTCATATTTGTAAGAGCATCGCATATTTACACCTTTTAAGTTGACCCTCTACATTTGAGGTATAGAGAGAATAGCAACAAAAAAAGAAAAAACTATTAGGACAAACCCTAATAAAGTACAATTAATTTAAATTAATTATCAGACAAGGTTGGACAATGGCTAGACCTCCAAAGATAGACACTATCCAATTTCGCAGAAAGTTAGACAACCCTAAACGACAGATTCTTTTAACAGTTGGACAAGGGAATATATCTAATGGTTTCGAAAACCTATTAGCCCTCTACCAACACTTGCATTCATTGGGATATAGGATAGACGAACCATTCGAGACAATAGGGTTAGTTACTAACTATGTCGGTAATAAACAACAACCCCAAACAGAGGATAGTCTAGTAGATAGATAAGGGATAGATAGAGGGAATAGGATAGGGAAACACAATTGATAAACAAATCCAAGTAACCCTAAAAAGGTGCATCAATCCCTCTCTGAACTTTATGCAAAAAACGCATAACCTTTGCACTAAGGGTAAACCCTATGACTGTATGTGTGGCCAGTACTGTAAGGATAACCATGAGGGAAAACCCTGATGTATGGGGGGGGAGGGGGTGGTGATGGGTGGTAGAAATTTGTGGTACATCCCCCATTCCGAAAAAGCTAAATTGAAAGGAAAGCATGGAAACGACTCTAAAGCGTGGAAGAGGAAGGCCGAAGGGGAGCGTCAAGATGACGATACAGAGGTTTGCTGACAATCCTCCTGTGATACTGCCTAAGACTGATCACCAGAGGCTCAAGGAGTTGAAGGAGTTGATGATCAGGAGTGGAGGTAAGGATGTTGCTCAGAAGGTGATAGAGATAGCGTTGAATGACGAGCATCCGCATCAATTGGTGGCTTTGAAGATGTGTTTAGATAGGACTCTTCCTGTGAGTATGTTTGAGAAGGATAAGAGTCAGAGGAGTGCTGTAACGATTAACATTACAGGATTAGGAGTTGAGCCTACTGTTATTGATGAACAACCTATAGATGTAGAGGACAAGTATGGCAGACCTTAATTTTAGTTTGCTTCCTTGGCAACAAGAGGTGTTTAAAGACCAGACTAGATTCAAGGTAGTGGCTGCTGGGCGGCGGTGTGGGAAGAGTCGGATGGCGGCAGTTACCTTGTTGATAGAGGGACTCAAATGTCCTCAAGGGTCTGCTGTGTTGTATGTGTCTCCTACGATGGGACAGTCGAGGCAGATTATCTGGGACTTGTTGTTAGACCTTGGTAGAGAGGTTATACAGAGTAGCCATGTAAACAACTTAGACATTACCCTGATAAACGGGGCTAGGATTTATGTTCGTGGGGCTGATAGACCTGATACCTTGCGTGGTGTGTCTTTGACTTATGCGGTGTTAGACGAGGTAGCGGATATTAAGCCAGAGGCTTGGGAACAGGTTATTCGGGCTTCTTTGTCTGACAAGAAGGGTAGAGCGTTGTTTATTGGAACGCCAAAGGGTAGGAACTGGTTTCACGATACCTTCAAGTTGGGGGAGAGTGGTGAGGATTCTGATTGGAAGAGTTGGCACTTTACGACTGCTGATAACCCTTTGATCGACCCTACAGAGATAGAGAGTGCCAAGAAGACCTTGAGTACCTTTGCTTTTAAACAAGAGTACATGGCATCGTTCTCCAATGCGGGGAGTGATGTTTTCAAGGAAGAATGGATTAAATATGGGGAAAGACCGAATAAGGGGTCATATTTCATCTCTGTTGACTTAGCGGGGTTTGAGGAGGTTGCCAAACAAGCGGGTAATGCCAAGAAGCGGTTGGATGAGTCTGCTATCTGTGTGGTTTATGTCACAGAGGATGGAAAGTGGTTTGTTGACAAGATTATTCACGGAAGGTGGGATATTAGAACGACTGCTGTGAACATCTTGATGGCTATTCGGGATTACAGGCCACTTAGTATTGGGATTGAGAGGGGGGCGTTAAAGAACGCTGTTTTGCCCTATTTGAGCGACTTGATGAGGAAAAGTAACATCTATGCCCATATTGTTGATTTAACGCATGGGAATAGGAAAAAAGCAGATAGAATTATCTGGGCATTGCAAGGAAGGTTTGAACATGGCAGAATCACGCTCAATTCAGAAGAGAATTGGGATGAGTTTGTTGACCAACTTCTAATGTTTCCCGCTCAGGGGGTTCACGATGATCTGCCTGATGCGCTTAGTTATATAGACCAGCTCGCCGTTACCTCATACTTTGAGGAAGACGATACCGATGATTGGCAGCCTGTGGACATAATATCGGGGGTTTGAGCATGGAATTTCAAGAGCCAACAGAATCTGATAAAGAACTCGTAGCGTTTGTTGTAAATCATTGTGATCGTTGGAGAGACTATCGCAATACCAATTATCTGGATGACTGGTTGGAATATGAGCGTATCTTTACTGGTGAATGGGCTGCTGAAGATAAAACCCGTGATTCCGAGAGAAGCCGAATTGTCACTCCCGCTACCCAACAGGCTGTAGAAACCCGTCATGCAGAGATCATTGAGGCTATCTTTGGTCAAGGTGAGTTCTTTGACATTCAAGACGATATTCGTGATGTAAACAACAATCCATTGGATGTAGCCGCTATCAAGGCTCAACTGATGGAAGACTTCAAGATAGACAAGATTCGCAAGTCCATTGACCAGATTGAGTTGATGGCTGAAATCTATGGTACTGGCATTGGTGAAGTCATTGTTAAAACAGAGAAGATCTTTGTTCCCGCTACTCAGGCAATACCTGGTCAAGTCGGTCAAGCCGCTATTGGTGTGATTGAAAAGGACAGGATTGCAGTCAAGATTGTTCCTGTTAACCCTAAGAACTTCTTGTTTGACCCCAATGGGACTTCTATTGAAGACTGTATGGGTGTGGCTATTGAGAAGTATGTCTCTATCCACAAGATTGTTAGAGGTCAAGAAGAAGGCATCTATCGCAAGGTAGAAGTTGGTACTGATTCTGAAGACTCTGATTTAGAGCCTACTCAAGAGGTTAGCCAATACCAAGACGACAAAGTTAAGCTATTGACGTACTATGGCTTAGTTCCACGAGAGTATCTTGACCAACTTGAGGATGAATCAGAAGTTGAAGACTTGTTCCCTGAAGACTCTGTTCAAGACGAGTATTCCGATCTGGTAGAAGCTATTGTTGTTATTGCTAATGACAATGTGCTTCTCAAAGCAGAAAAGAACCCTTACATGATGAAAGATAGGCCAATTCTGGCTTATCAAGACGATACAGTCCCTAATCGTTTGTTGGGTCGTGGTACTGTAGAGAAGGCTTATAACTCTCAGAAGGCTATTGACGCACAGATTCGTTCACATTTGGACTCTCTGGCACTCACCACAAGCCCTATGATGGCTATGGATGCCACTAGATTGCCTAGAGGTGCTAAGTTTGAGGTAAAGCCAGGCAAAGCAATCCTGACAAACGGCAATCCATCAGAGATTTTGTTCCCGTTCAAGTTTGGAAATACCGATTCTGGGAACATTACCACTGCCAAAGAGTTCGAGAGAATGCTACTTCAGGCTACTGGAACACTAGACTCACAAGGAATGGTGTCCAATGTGTCTAGGGATGCGAATCAGGGCGGTATTTCGATGGCTGTTGCCTCGATTATCAAGAAATACAAGCGTACATTGGTGAACTTCCAAGAAGATTTCTTGATTCCGTTCATCAATAAGGCGGCTTTCCGCTATATGCAGTTTGACCCAGAGCGTTATCCTACCGTGGACATGAAGTTCATACCGACTGCGGCTTTGGGCATCATTGCTCGTGAGCATGAACAACAACAGTTCATTTCCTTACTCCAGACACTTGGCCCTAATACACCTGTTTTGCCTGTGATTCTCAAGGGAATCATGGCTAATTCTTCTTTGTCTAACAGATATGAGTTGATTCAGATGTTGGATCAAATGGCTCAACCTGATCCACAAGCACAACAGATGCAACAAGCACAGCAAGAGTTGGCTCTACAAGCGGCACAGGCTCAGATTGCAGTTCAGACTACCCAAGCAGAGCAAAATCGTGCTGAAGCGGCTAAATTGATGACTGAAGCACAGTTAATGCCTCAAGAAGTCCAAGCCAAGACACTTGCTGCAACGACCAAGAACTTGCCTGACAATGATGCTATGGCTGAAAAAGAATTCAATAAGCGTGTCAAAATCGCAGAATTGATGCTTAAAGAAAAAGACATTGAGAATAAGTTAAAGGTTGTTGAATTGCAAAACATGGACAAGAACGAGCAAAAAGCAAAAGACACCAACTTTCTCAAGAGTTTTGTTAATCAATGATGGATATTAAGCAGATACTGCTATCAGATGCGTCAACTGATGCAAAGTTGTCTGCATTGGCAATTCTGCTTGATAAACAACTTCCTAAACTTGAAAGCCATGTCCTTGATGTAAAGAAACTTAAAGGACCACAGGGTGATCGCGGTGCTGATGGCAAGGATGGAAAAGACGGTCCTAAAGGCAAAGATGGTCGCGATGGGGTTGATGGCAAAAATGGTAAGGACGGAATTGATGGTGACGATGGAGACAATGGAGTTTCTATCGTTGGAGCAAAGATTGATTTCGATGGCTCTTTAGTTCTGACATTTTCTGACGGATCACAATTAAATGTTGGTGAAGTAGTTGGTGAGCGTGGTGCGGCAGGTTTGACAGGCGCACAAGGACCTACGGGACCGACTGGCACTACTGGTCTGACTGGACCAACAGGTGCTACTGGACAGATTGGACCTACTGGAGCTACAGGAATTCAAGGTCCGACAGGCCCTGAAGGTTTGCAAGGTATACAAGGACCAACAGGTCCACAAGGCGTTCAAGGCATACAAGGTATACAGGGTGATCAAGGTATCCAAGGCCCGACTGGAGCTGTTGGACCTACAGGTCCTACCGGAGCGACTGGTCTAACCGGTGCTACTGGACCTACTGGCTCTACTGGATTAACTGGACCAACCGGACCTACAGGAGCTACCGGCTTAACAGGGGCAACTGGTCTAACTGGTGCTACAGGTTTGACTGGTGCTACAGGTCCCACAGGAGCCACGGGTTCTACCGGACTTACTGGACCAACTGGACCAACGGGTGCTACAGGAGCAACTGGTCCTACGGGAACAAGTGGCCCAACTGGTCCTACTGGCCCACAAGGGCAAGGCATCATAATTAAAGGTGCTGTTGCTACAGTTGGCGATTTACCATCATCAGGAAATACGGCTGGTGATGCTTATATTGTTGAATCCACAGGAAATTTGTATGTTTGGAACGGAACATCTTGGACTGATGCTGGTCAGTTAGTTGGACCAACTGGACCAACGGGTGCTACAGGTCTTACTGGCGCAACTGGTCCGGCAGGTGCTGTAGGTCCAACGGGACCAACTGGCTCAACTGGTTCTACAGGCGCTATTGGTCCAACTGGCGCAACAGGTGCTACTGGTAATACGGGATTAACCGGACCAACTGGTCCAACAGGGGATGTTGGCCCTGCCGGTTCTATTGGGCCAACCGGTCCAACTGGTATGATAGGACCTACAGGAGCTATCGGTCCTACAGGTGCTACTGGAGCAACAGGATTAACCGGTCCGACTGGGCCACAAGGTAATATCGGTCCTACTGGACCACAGGGTATCCAAGGTATCCAAGGCATACAAGGTATTCAAGGGCCAACAGGTCCAACGGGTAATCAAGGTCCAACAGGTTCTACAGGGCCAACAGGTGCAATAGGACCAACAGGTGCGGCTGGCGCAGGTTTGCTTAATCTTGATGGCGGGTATCCCAACAGCGTGTACGGCGGAGTTAACCCAATAGATGCAGGTGGTGTGTAATGACAGTTCAAATTCAAATTCGCAGAGGAACAGCCGCAACATGGACTTCGGTTAACCCTTTATTAGCAGAGGGTGAGCTTGGTGTTGAGCTTGACACGGATAAGTTCAAGATTGGTGATGGCACAAGCAATTGGAATTCTTTGCCTTACGCTACTGGCCCGACAGGACCAACTGGCCCCACCGGACCCACCGGACCAACGGGAGCTGCCTCAACAGTAGTAGGTCCTACGGGTCCAACAGGTGCAACAGGATTAACGGGACCAACAGGACCAACAGGAGCAGATTCAACAGTTGCTGGTCCAACAGGTCCTACGGGAGCAACAGGTTTGACTGGGCCGACAGGTCCCACAGGTGCTACAGGACTGACAGGTGCTACTGGGCCGACTGGGGCTACAGGTCTTACAGGTCCAACAGGACCGACTGGAGATACTGGAGCGATAGGTCCAACTGGTCCTACGGGTGATACTGGTGCGGCGGGGCCGACAGGTCCAACTGGGGCAACAGGCTTGACCGGACCAACTGGGCCTACAGGAGCAACAGGTCTTACGGGCGCAGAAGGACCTACTGGGCCGACAGGTGCAACTGGTTTGACAGGACCTACAGGACCGACAGGATCCACGGGATTGACTGGTCCTACTGGACCTACGGGTCCTACTGGCCCAAGCATTACCGTTCAAGATGAAGGTTCAACACTTACTACTTCATTAACTAGTTTAAACTTCACAGGTACAGGAGTTACAGCGACAAACACGGGTGGGGCTGTTACAGTTGCCGTATCAGGTGGCGGTGGTGGTACATCATCCCCTATTCCTAAATTACAATCTTGGTCAATTGGAGCAATGTAAATGGCACAGAACACAAACCCTATTTTTCCGCTAATCCCTGAAGTTACATGGGTAAGCGGTGTAGCAGCTAACGCAGCGACTCCCGGCGTGACGGCCAACACCACAACAGACCTGACCAGCGGCACGATTTACGGCCCGATCTTTACGGCTGGCCCGGTAGAAGGCTCACGGCTTGATTTTATTAAGGTTAGGGCGCTTGGCAGTAACGTGCAAACTGTTATCCGCATCTGGATTAACAATGGTGCGGCTACAACCACAGCAACAAACAATACGCTATTTTTAGATAGAACTTTGTTTTCAACTGCTGTTTCTCAAACAACCGAGTTGGTTGACACCTCCCTGTCGCTTAATATCAGCCTTCCTGCTGGTTATCGTGTGTATGCAACCTTTGGCACAGCAGTGGCGGCAGGTTTCCACTTAACTGCTGTTGGCGGGGATTACTAATGTTTACCGGGTTTGCTTCTGAAAATACTCCGGCTTTTCAGGTCTGGGATTTGTCAAACACCTATTCTGGCGCGCCACGACTTGTTTTGCAAGATGATTGCGCCCCCATTCAAATTATAAAAACTGGAGGTTCCAACTCTCAGGTGCAACTTTTTTTATCAACTTCTCCAGTAGAGGGAAGAACAATAAAAATTGTTAACTGCCGATACGGTTCGGAAAGTCAAATAATCAACGTATTTTCTTCCGACACAACGCAGCAGTCTAATCCTGTTTTTGCAATTGGGCCGGGTCAATATATAGAAACGTGTTTTATTTCTAGTATGAGGAGTTTTGGTCAAATTGGAGGTGTTCTAGCTTCTGGTTGGGTTACGATAAATCAAGCCTCCTCATCAAATTCCAACGCTTATGGGGTTGTTGTTGGTGGCTTGTCTAATAGGGCTGTCTCACAATATTCTGGGGTTGTGGCAGGCAATGGAAATTCTGCATCAGGAACACGCGCTGGTGTTCTGGGAGGTATAGGCAACACATCGGGCGGCATTGATACGGGTGTTGTTGGGGGAAACAGCAATTTTATTACGGGCGACCGCGCTGCTTCTTTGGGCGGTCAGAGCAACCAAGCAAGCGGTACAAATGCTGCTGTTGTTGGTGGTTCAAGCAATAACGCAACAAACACTAATTCCGCTGTATTGGGCGGTAATAGTCATTTGTGTTCTAGTTCTTCCGCAGTAATTGTTGGTGGAACTTATGGATCATCAAGAAGCATTATCGGGAATTTAGTTTTACCCGCAAGTCAAAATCCAATTGTTAGTTCTTTTGGTCTTTCTCAATCAGCAACATTGGTTCTTGGCCGTGAAACAACAAACGCAACTGCCACAAGACTTACAAGTAACAACACTTCCACTGGAAGTACGGTTAACCAAGTAATCCTACCCGACAACAGCGCCTATACATTCCAAGGCACTTGCATTGCAGCAAGGACTGCCGCTGGCGATACTTCTTCATGGAAGTTTGAGGGTGCAATCAAGCGCGGTGCTAACGCTGCATCCACAACTCTGGTTGCGGCTGTGACTCCAACTGTTATTGCTCAAGACGCAGGGGCTTCTACATGGGTCTTGGCTATTACTGCTGACACAACCAATGGCGGTATCGCTGTAACTGTTACTGGCGCAGCGGCTACCACAATCCGATGGGTAGCAAAAATCGAAACAACTGAGGTAACTTTCTAATGGCTCTGAAAATCTCTATCCCAACAAGCAATGTAGGCGTTCCATTCACAGACGCTTATGCCCGTATCACGAACATCTTTGGCAACAAAGACCAAGTGCAGTATCAAGTGTCTGTGTCTGCCAATGCTGACGCTAGGCAAGCAAATGCTCAAGAAGTGGCACAACACGCCTTCTATTGCCCAACTCCACAGGGTAATCTGATGGATGGTCTATATGCTGACCTGAAACTGCAAGTAGGTTTTGAGGACGCTGAAGACTGCTAAGTATGAAAATAGCTGTCTACGCCATCAGCAAAAACGAAGCGCATTTCGTTAAACGGTTTTGTGATTCAGCCAAAGATGCTGATTTGATTGTCATTGCTGACACAGGCTCAACTGATGATACTGTTCAGCAAGCAATGAATGCTGGCGCTAGAGTGTTTGATATATGCGTAAAACCTTGGCGCTTTGACAAAGCCAGAGATGCCGCACTTGCCTTACTTCCATCTGACATTGATATTTGTATATCTCTTGATTTAGACGAAGTGCTAGAGCCAGGATGGAGAAAAGAGATAGAACGGGTATGGAAAACAGATACAACCCGTATGCGATATAAGTTTGATTGGAGCAATGGCGTGGTGTTTTACAGCGAGAAAATCCACCATCGCTACGGCTACCACTGGCATCACCCAATCCATGAATACATCCGTGCTGACAACAGAATCCCAGAGGTGTACGCACACACCGATATGTTGCTTGTCAGTCACCATCCTGACGAAACAAAGTCACGAAGCCAATATCTACCCTTGCTTGAGTTGGCGGTCAAAGAAGACCCGTACTGCCACAGAAATGCTTTTTACTACGCAAGAGAACTGACGTTCTACAACCAGTGGAAAGAGGCCATCCCTGCGCTCAAGAAGTACCTGACAATGCCACAGGCAAGTTGGAGCCATGAGCGATGCTATGCCATGAGGCTTTTGGGCAAGTCACACGAAAGCCTTGGTGAGATCAAAGAGGCTGAGAAGTGGTATCAGGGCGCTTGTCTTGAGGAGGCTAACACCCGTGAGCCTTGGGTAGATTACGCCATGTTCTGCTACAACACTAACGATTGGGAGACTTGTTACTTTGCGGCAAACAGGGCGCTAAAGATTAAAGAAAAATTGGAGGTCTACACAATGGACCCATCTGCATGGTCTGACAAACCACACGACCTTTGCAGTATTGCCGCTTGGCATCTTGGATACAAAGATAAAGCAAGACAAGAACTTGATGAGGCTTTAAAGTTTAAGCCACATGACCAGAGATTACTTGCCAATAAGGAATGGATGAAATGACTCCAGAACTCGAAAAGTACTATACAGATCGGTTTGAGATGATGTCAACCGAGGGATGGAAAGATTTAATTGAAGATATTGACAAAATAATAGCAACTTTGAATAATATCTCTGTAATAGATAGTGAGAAAGACCTACAATTCAAAAAAGGTGAACTTTCTATTCTTTCTTGGCTGAAAAATCTTAAAGAGATCAGCGAAAGAGCATATGAAGAAATTTTATGATTACGTCTGTGAAAACGGACACAA